ATATGAACCCAATAAAAAAGCCTCTTACTTCAATGTAAGAGGCTAACTAAAATAAGAGTAGTGGGTACGAGAATCGAACTCGTATTACATGCGTGAGAGACGTAATTTCCTAATTTTAATCCCACTGATTATCAAGCCTTTATCCATAATCTAAAAATCATTTGCATTAAATTTGCATTGAGAAATCAAAATAAATGCCATGATCTATGAATACATTTATAGCATGCGAATCTTTCAAAGAACTTTTTGCGTTACAAAGTTAATCAATCAATCAAAAATAGCAAACTTTATTCGTTTGAATTTAAAGCTATCTGTTTCTAATCTATCCGGCTAATAGTAAAAAGTACTATTATGACAGATGAAGAACTAAGAACATTTTGCGTTGAGCAAGCTGTATTAATCTTTGCCAAGAAAGAACAGGTTAAAACTATGGGATTCCGCGATATGGAAGACATGACCTTGCTTGAATTATCAGATAGACTCTATAATTATATCAGAACCGGAGAGCAAAGTTTTATTCCTGCTTCTTTATCTTATTTGAAAAAAAATAATACCGATCTATTTATTAACAATTAAAATTTATCTTATGGAATGGATTTCTGGCATTGTAATATTATTGATTTTCTCGCCACTTGCTATATTTATTTTTGGCTCTGGGGTGTATTTGATTTATCGGATTGTATCTGATTTATCATCTCAAAAAGCCGAGGAACTTGAACGTCAGAAGCGGAAAGCCGAGGCAGAACCTCTAGTGCAATACCTAAAAGAGTACTATCCACTCGTTTATCGTGCGATTTTTCCCGATTAATAAGTTCCCATGAATTAACAATAAGCCTAGCAATATCACTTAATGTTTCCGCATCATTTAAGTTTATTGCATACTCCAACATAGTTTTTAATGTCCTTATCATACCCGAAAAGTCCTTAGTTGCATAATCCACTTTTATGCCAATGCCAGTAGCTTGGTATAGAGTGGCGGCGGAAGCTCTAGCAGCAGATATAGACAAATCTTCTTTCACTTTATTTGTTCTTTCGTCGAACATTTCTTTCATTCTTTTATCCAAAGTGACAGAATTATATATCTGATATCCTAATATAACTACTACTCCTATACTGGTTAGAGTCACTGATATACCTATTGCCCATGATAGCCATGAGTCGGTAAATGTAATAGGTTCACATCTAATCAGTGCAGTAACGCTACATATAATCGCAGCGATCGACAAACAATTGCTCCAATATGATTTAATCCGGTTTTTCATGTTTAGTTCGATTTAGTGGTTGATGATGTTTGTTTATTGGGCGGAGATTTCGTTAGCAGCTTTGTCTATAATAATATTTAATATGGACGACAATGCTTTACTTATATTCAACATTTTAAGCGAGACTAATATTTTATCGTTTAAACTGATAAAATCATATTCACCAACAGAAACATTAATCATTCTGTTATTATCGACTTTGGCAATAGGGATTAGAAAACGATTACTTAAATGTATAAAGTTGCACATTTCCTTATATAAAGAGCAAATCCCGCAGAATCTCTGTTCCATGGTTCTAGTTAAAAAGCCATTTGTTAGTTTATTCTGTCCTATTTTATAAGAATTAATTTCTTTCCCACTAATGATATGTCTAGCAAAGTCATTCATATCATCTACTATAGACATCGCATACAAAGATAATGCGTTATCTATTTGAAGCCTTATTAAAGATGTTGCGGCTAGATAATTATTATTTTCAGCTAAATTAATATATGCAGCAATGAGCGATATACCTCTATTTAATGTTGCAGATACTACCAATGAAACCATAAAATTAGATTGATCTTGTCGCATCATTTTGTCTAAATACTCATATTGAGCATTATACATAACATTCTTCTGTTGACTAATATCTTCTAATATTATATTTAATGTATTTTTGTCGTATGGTAGTTTTTCGCTATATGTTTCTTTCATTCGATACTTAATAAAGTTATTTATCCAATATTTGAACAATTTTTTCTTTTAATCCCATCTTTATAAATTCATCATTATCAACATCTAACTCAATGACTACACGAGTAGATTTGCGATGATGGTTACTCTTTTCTTCGAGTTGTCTTTTAAGCTTTTCTATTTCTTGATAGGCTAATTCAAGCTTTTCTTGAATGGAATTATCAGGATTTAAATCGTCATTTTCTTGAAAGAAAGCCGTTATAGGAACTTTTAGTATAACTGAAAGTTCACGAAGTACTGACGTGTTTAAATCTTGCTTTGATAACATGTCATATACAGCCTGTTTTGATTTACCTAATTTTTCGGCTATTGCTGAGATTTCAAGATTTTCTTTACTTGCCAACTCTTTGATTTTTAATCCTATATTCATATATTAAAGATTTTATTGAAATATAATTCAAGAAAAATTTGTTTATTATTCAAGATTTTCTTTACTTTGCATCATCAAAGTTAATCAATCAATCAAGAAATAGCAAATAAAAGTATAGAATTATGAAAGCAGGAATGATCGGAGACGTAGAATTTAAAAAAGCAGGAAGCGAAACAGTATGTTGTGTTAGCTTGATTAATACAACAGCCGGACAAAGATTCTTAGCGTGTACACTTTCTAGTAGCAAGACTTTCAAAACGTTCAAAGGCGCGGAGAAGTTTATGAACTCATTCGGTTATCAGAAGATTTAATATTAATCCGTAGCCCGTCGGGGCTATTAAAACCACTCTGGGAGATTTTTCGCTATTACATATACTATTAAAGAAATGAATGATAATGAGAAGAATATATAAGTCAATATGTCGAAAAATAAAAAGGTTTTCGACTTACCTTTTAAAGAAGTGGGATCGGTATTGGCACCGGAGACTATATTTTGTAACCGTTTATAATCTTCCAGTTGGCGGCGTTTTGACCGGAAAATATCATAGTATAGCGCGATTGCTACGCTTAGAATACCCAGTGTTAGCAATATTACGGTCGAAACAAACAGGACGCGCACCGGGTAAAATTCTTGGCTATTATTGGATAATGCTACTAAAGCCCCTAGAAGACCAGCCCCCGCAATTAATATATTATAAAACCACGTTGAGCGAGTTTTTAAATATTGCTCCTTGGACTGAATGTACTTTTTAGCGGCGTTAATCGCTTTTGGATTCTTTGTATTATTCATCTCTTTTTTTATGCAAAGCTAATAAAATAAATATTACGACAATGAACACAACACCAATTAAACCGACACTGCAAGCGATGGAAGTAGGGCGACAAACCTACTTCCCCCGCAACCGCAGAAAATCAGTGAGAACGACCGCATCCGATTTAAAAACCGATGAAGGAAAGGTTTTTAAAACTTGGATCGACGGAGATAACATTTATGTTGAACGCAAAGAATAGTACGACAATGGGACGAACTAGAGTGACCGGAAAAGTTGAGCCAATAGTAAAGAAATGGCTTAGTAAAGATGAAGCAAAATCCTATATAGGATGCTCGGATGATTTTTTGAGAACGTTACGGGAAAAAGCTCTCATTTCTTTTTCTCAATTTGGAAAAATGATCTGGTACGATTTATCGAGTATAGATAGATTCATACAAAGTAATAAGGTAGTATAAAACAAACATCATGCTAACACTAAAACAAAGTCCCGCCGCTATTATCTTAATGCTTTCAGCGTGCAGCCTCGCAGAAGGCGAGCCGGAGCCGGGCAAATTAATTATCGCACTATTGATCGTATTTATAACGGTTATCTACGTGCTAGTCTGTAACTATATAAACGTAAAAAGACATGGCGGCGAATCATCAATGTATCGGTAACTGTCGAATGTGTACGGTGCTAGGCGCATGTCCTGCTGATACTCTAACTTGCGAAGATTGCGGCGAAGAAATCGAACCGGGCGAAGAAATCGAAATAGAAGTCGAAACGTATGAACGCGGTAGACGCGGTACGAAAATAATCACTGTTTGCGCTCGCTGTTATGAGTCGCTTTATCAAGGTGGATCGGATAATTTTTAAACAAAACAATAAAACCTTACGGTGTATAGGTAACTGTATATGAATATGGGTACAAATAATAACTCGAAAGGTAGTGAAATTGGTTTTTGCGGGCTTCTTACTATTGTTTTCATTGTATTGAAACTCACAAATTGTATTAATTGGTCTTGGTGGTGGGTAACGTCTCCCTTATGGATTCCCATAGCTATTTTGATAACTGTAATTATTCTCGTTTCCATACTGAAAGCAATATTTAAATAACCAAACAACACGATTATGACACATTGGAAAACTCAATTCAATTATGACTATCTAGGCGCTTACAGCCTACCGGACGGAAAAGATATAGTTCTCACCATCCGTGAAACGAAAAGAGAACAGGTAGTCGGTGCGTCTGGAAAGAAAGAAGAATGCTTCGTCGCTTACTTCTTTGAGAATGTAAAACCGATGATCCTCAATCGGACGAACTGCAAAACTATGACGAAGATTTTCAAAACACCGAATTTCGAGGAATGGATAAACAAGCAAATTCAGATAGGCGCGGTAATGGTAGACGCTTTCGGCGAAAAGGTTGATTCGCTCCGTATTCGTCCATTCATCCCGAAAGTTGAAAACTCATTGCCTACGGTTGAAACTGGATCGGCGATCTGGAAAAACATTCTAGACGCATTGGCGGGCGGCTATACAGTTGCGCAAGTCCAAATGAAATACAAACTAACAAAAGAACAAATCAAAGAATTAGTAGCACATGAAATCAAGTGAGCAAAAAGAAATCGAATGGAAGGAAAGGAGACGAGGCAAAATAACTGCCTCTACGCTTCCCGATTTAATGAAAGCGGGCAAAGGTTGTCCGTTTGGTAAGGGTGCGTTTGATGCGATGTATTTAGTACGATACGAACGCAGGACCGGGACGATACGGGAAAACGGAAGTAATAAAGCGTTTGATTGGGGACACGAAAACGAACCGCTAGCGGTCGAGTGGGTGAGGACCCAACTAATGAATGAGATCAAGTCGTGTACAACCGATTTTTACGACATCGTTTTCAATGAACCGTTCGAAGGGTTCGGGGATTCACCCGATTTCTATGTGTATGGATTCGACGGGAAAGTTATCGCTCTAGGCGAAATCAAATGTCCGATGTCGCAGGGTAAAATCGAATCTTTGCAATTCGGGAATACCATCGACGAAAAGGACGAGTACTACTGGCAATTCCTCGGTCATTTCCTCGGTCGCCCGGACGTAGACAAACTGTATTACGTCATTTATGACGGCTACGTGAACGACGGTCGGATACTTGAAATGAATCGCGCTGATCATGCAGAAAACATAAAGAAGCTCTATGATCGTATCCGGTTAGCTAGTGAAATGATAGACGAATCTATTCGTTCCGGTCTAGACTTCCTCGGTTGCGTCGATAAGGCAAAGGAAATATTAGATTTGAAGTTACAGATCGAGACGTTAAAGCCGGACGCGAAAAACAGCGTCCCGGTGAAGAATCAGATTTATAAGCTACGGAAAGAAATACGCAAACTGACAAAGAAATAACCGTCACAACACTAACGCAACACGATTAATCACATTTTTTATAAACACTTTAATAAACACGAAATTATGCACAATTGGTTTTTAACAAAAATCCGTTACGAGAAAGTAATGGAAAACGGAATGCAAAAGAAAGTAACAGAACCGTATTTAGTCGATGCGCTGAGTTTTACCGAAGCAGAAGCGCGAATAACCGAAGAAATGACTCCGTTTATCTCCGGTGAGTTTACAGTGTCCGACATTTCCCGCGCACATTATAGCGAGATATTTACAAGCGAAGAAGATTCTGCCGATAAATGGTATGCCGGACGACTCGCTTTTATTACGGCGGACGAAGTAAGCGGCAAAGAAAAGCGGACTTATACGAATGTTCTGGTACAAGCCGCAGACATTCACGACGCAATGAAGAAACTCGACGAAGGTATGAAAGGAACGATGGCGGATTATTCTTCGATTTCGTTGAAAGAAACGGCGATTGTAGATGTCTACCCATATGGAGTAAAGGAGGGAGAAAGTAAATGAGAAAGATTCTGTTTGTTTTAATGGCTCTTTGCCTGTTCTCGTGTGATCGGAATGGATTAAATAACCATTTGGTTAAAGATGCCAAAGGCAATGTCTATTTTTTAAGAAGTATTTCGGGCAATGGATACCATGTATACAAATGTGATTCCCTTACGGCTGATTCTCTTAAATTCTAATAATAAGCCGGGTGAAAGTCCCGGCAAATCGGATAAGTGGCGGAATTGGTAAACGCTCCACCCTAGTGCGTGGAATTGGTTCCGATCGTGACGGACGTTCGCAAGCGGTCTGCGACAAATCTCGGTTCAAATCCGAGCTTATCCACATTCACAAACCAAAATAAATACATGGCAAAGTATAACAATGTAAAGATAGAGGGATACGACTCTAAAAAGGAGTATCGGCGCGCTAAGGAGTTGAAACTACTCGAAAAGAAGGGGATTATAACCGGATTGCAAGAGCAAGTAAAATACGAGCTTATTTCGCCTCAATATCGTTTCTATGAAGTGCAGGGAGTGCGGAAGATGCTGCGTAAAAAGGAACTTCTAGAACGAGGCGTTTACTATATCGCGGACTTCGTTTATTATCGAGATGGCGAGTATGTCGTTGAGGATACGAAAGGAGTTCGAACAAAGGAGTATATAATCAAACGGAAGCTCATGCTTTACGTTCATGGAATCAGAATAAAGGAGGTATAAAATGGCGAAGAAAACAACACAGGTACAAAAAAGCGATTGCCGGACGTGTCGGAACGGCGGAGAAGAAAAGAACTTTATTTGTTATTGCTCCGTCCTTAAAGTGGGGCGGTCCATAGGGATAAGGATTTGTAGTTATTATGTAGCGCGATAGACTTTATAAGTGTGATGAATATAGACGGATATACGCTAACTGAGAAGATGAGAAAAGCGAGACGACGTTTCAGATTTACCGCCACCGAACAAGCCCTATTTTACGAATTAGTGGCTATTTGTAACGGCGAAGATTGGAGGGACGTTTTCGATTGCTCGAACATTGAACTTTGTTTTGCGCTTAACGTGAACGAGAGAACACTTGTAAAAGCTCGCGAGTCTTTGATAAACGCAGGATTGATTTATTATAAATCTGGTAAAAGTAGACGTGTTGTTAGTTCCTATTCTTTTGTGAAGGAATTTAAAACTACCGTAATGACTACCGTAAATAATACGGTAGATAATACGCCCGATAAACCAACCGATAAGAGGGGAGATAAGACAACCAATAGTACTACCAATAGTACGGACTATAATAAACTAAAACAGAAACCAAACGAAAATATACTCTCTAAAGTCTCTCATGGAGATTTTGATTTTATATCTAACGAGTTTTTAGAGACGTTTATTCTTTGGCTTGAATACAAAAAAGACAGACGGGAAAATTACAAATCGGAAAAGTCGCTTAAAGCGTGTTACAGCAAATTAGTGAAATTGAGCAAAGATAATCCGGCGATTGCATCTCAAATCATAAATGAAGCGATTGCAAATAATTGGGCGGGATTCTTTGAACTGAAAAACAATAAAAATGAATATGGAAACAAGAAGCAAACAAACTCTACCGATAGCGGCGATACTATCATACGGACTACCGTATTATGATGAGCCGATAGAAATAGGGAAACGCCCGGAATGGTTTAAAGCCTGCTGCGAGTATGTTTGTCCCGATTTTAAGATTGACGACTCCAATAAGAACCTAATGAATCAACTCTTTTTGTATACAGAAGGACGTGGTAAATTAGATACAAACAAAGGGCTATTGTTGAGGGGTGACATTGGGACCGGGAAAAGTACTATCATGCAGATTTTAAACCGATACGGGTATTTCACACGTGGCAAAGCGAAGGGCGGTTATCCAGTCGGCGGTTTTAGGATAGACTCGGCTTCCTTCATTGCGAATAGCTTTTCAATGCGTGGAAAGGATGCGCTAGAGTTGTACACGTACAACAACGGTGCGCCGCGAATGATTTGTTTCGATGAACTAGGACGAGAACCAATCCCGGCGAAGTATTTCGGCACTGAGTTGAACGTGATGCAGTATATTTTTCAATGTCGGTACGAGTTGAGACATGAAGCGATAACCCATGTAACGACAAATCTAACGATCAAGGAAATACAGACTATTTACGGTGCGTATATCGCGGACCGAATAAACGAGATGTTCAATGTTTTAGACTTGAATGGAGCTAGTAGAAGATAATTAAAATAAAGAAACTATGCGAAGAAGAAAAAAGAAATTCGTCTATTTCAAGAAAATTCCGGTTCGCGTTGATCTGGACCAATGGCGGCGACTGGACAAGATCAAAACCGACTACCATTTCAAGAGTACATACGAGATCATGCAGTACATTTTAGGCTGCTTTCTCAGAGTTGCTGATCCGATGCCCGACGATGACGACGAAGAAGTATTACCGGACGAAATCAAAGAAATGTTCTATGATCTATCAGAAGCTGAACGACATTTCGAGTATGTAAAACCAAAACGGAAACTACCACAGTACAAGGTGGACGAAATGCACGGACAAAAACGATTAGAAGGATTTTAATATGATTAGAAAACTATCAAACACAAACTATTTGCACGACGTATCAGTAGACCCCGTCGCAGCAAATGAACGAAACCGAAAGTATATAGATCGGTTTGTTTCAGAGAATTATAACGGCTTAGTTGCCAAGTTTTCACCTTTAGACGGCACGATAAATTCAAGCTCATACGGAGCACTCGACAAACTAAACGAAACGATCCTGTCACTTTACACTGATCCAGATTTGCACTTTTCAAGTTGGATCGAAGCGAAACAGTATCTATCGAGTAAGTTTACAGAAAAGGCGATCCGAGTTCCGGTGAAGAAACCTGTAAAAAACGAGATAGGGGAAAATGAGGATGAGTTTATCAATGACTAAAAAAGAAAAAATGATGAACTTCTTATATGTGCGGAAGAATATTTATTTTCCATTTATTTTGAGCATTTGTTTCAATTCTTCAATTGTTAGAATATGTTTTTTATCTCTATGGATCATACAATGACAATTGGGGCATACAGGAACTAAATCTGTAATTGGATTTACGGATTGTTCACCAATTTGGGAGAGTGGATTTATATGATGTACATGGATAAATTGACGTCCAATTTCTCCATATGTTTCAAAGAAGTTAAATCCACATACAAAACATGAATATCCATGAATATTCAAAGCTTGTTGCCGTAATTTGGCGTCTCTCTCATAACGTGTGGACTGAAAATATAGTTTTCTTCCTTCTATATTTGAATAGTTAGGCGGTAAGAATAGATAATCATCATTTATTTCATTAACAAAAGATATAATGTAATATGTGTCAGATATTTTCTTGAATTGTAATAACGGGTAGTCTAAATCATTTTTGTTGTTGTAATTTGGATATAGTTGCTTAAAGATATTTCCTAAATCTGAATTCCAAAATATCTGTGATCTCTGGAATCTTGTTTTATCTATAACAATATATGATTCATATTCTACCCCTTTATAATTTAAAATGATATGTAGTTTCTCTCCAGATGATAAGTTATTGATATTCCAATAATTTCTGGTTGCTTTAGGAATGCCAGAGCCATTGTATTTAAAGAAACTCCAATCAGCTTTCTTAATGATTGTCATTTCATTGATTATCTCCCAAGAATTGAAAACTTGATTTTTCATTGTTTAATATCATCTTTTTTGAATTTACAAATATATAAATATAAAATAAATATTATGATAATAGCATGGTTTTCTTGCGGAGTAACTTCCGCTGTTGCTTGTAAAATAGCATTGAGTTTGTACGAAGATGTACAGATCTACTACATTGAGACTGGCTCTGGGCATCCAGATAATGCCAGATTTCTTGCTGATTGCGAGAAGTGGTACGGTCAACCGATTCACACTATCCGAAGCGACAAATACACTTGTGTAGCTGACGTTTTAAGGAGAGGTTTTATCAACGGTGCGCATGGTGCTGCTTGTACCCTTGAACTGAAAAAGAAAGTTCGGTATAAATTGGAAAAGGAATTGCGGTACTGGGACGGACAAGTTTGGGGATTCGATTACGATTCGAAAGAGATAAACCGGGCAATCCGATTGAAGCAACAATATCCGAATACCAAACCATTATTTCCTCTAATTGAACGACAAATAACAAAACCGGAGGCTATGGGTATACTTTGGAAAGCAGGAATTAAAATTCCCGTTATGTATCGTTTAGGTTATAATAATAACAACTGCATTGGATGTGTTAAAGGTGGCATGGGATACTGGAATAAGATACGAAAAGACTTTCCAGATATATTTGATCGGATGGCGAGAATTGAACGTGATGTAGAGGCAACGTGTCTGAAAGATAAGGACGGACGCATCTTCTTGGATGAACTACCAACATGGCGGGGTGATTTAGTAGAAGAGATTATACCAGATTGTTCACTTATCTGCCAAATAGAATTTCAAGAAATAATGGATCGGCAGGTAGAACGAGTTTTGAAAGGAGAAATTAGTATTAACGATGTAGCTTGAAAAGACTCAAAATAAGAAAAAATGAATCAAACACAGAATGAACCAAAGTACTACTATTCGCCTCGCTTCCGTCACTTTAGTATTTATCAGAGAGAGCCGGACGGATCAGCGACGAAGGTAGATGATGCGATAACGCAAGAGGAAGCGAGACGTAAAGTGTATAAGTTAAACGGGTGGAATTACAAACCTAAAAATAACACGGTGAAATGAGTAAAGTGAAACAGTACATTGAACAAGCCACAAACGAGCGCATCCGCTCGCGTGGCTTAATCCGAAAAGTCGCTATCGAAGCGGCACGGATACAGAGAGAGGAAACGAGGTGGCAAGCTATCGAAGTGTATAAACAAATGTGCCCGTCAAAGAATTGCAAAGGTTGTGCGAGTCGGATACATAAACAAGAAACGCAATCGACTCGATGCGATGGAGATTGCGCTCGGATTAGATTGCTCATTAACGGACTAGACAGGATCGAAGCACTATGAGCAGAAACCCGCATTACATTAAGATGATTAACTCGGTTCGATGGAAACAGCTTCGAGCCGAGAAACTACGAAACAATCCGATTTGTGAAGTGTGCGAGGCGAACGATCTAAGCACACTCGCAACGGAAGTGCATCACAAGACACCTGTTGAATCCGTACCGCATGAACTCGGAATGAGGCAACTAATGTTTGACTATAATAACTTGCAAAGCCTTTGCCATGCGTGCCACTCTGAGATACATCGGTGCGCTTTCAGCCATTCGAAAGAGGCGATACAGGCAAATAACAAGCGAGCGACAGAACGTTTTGTAGAAAAGTTTCTTTAATGATTGAAATATTCTCACTTCTAAGCTAATTAGTTGTGAGAATATTTTATATTTGCTTCATTATTAATACTTCGAATAAAGAAAATAATATGAATACTTATTTAACTTTAGGATTTCATTGGGATTGTTTCTTGTGTTGGGTTGATTTAATATCTAAAATAGCAACAGCATTAGGAATATTTGTTGCTGCTTTAGGAGTTTGGTATGCAAGAAGCCAGATTAAAGGGTTTCGGAAGGATTTAAAAATGCAAGCATTCCAGAATAGATATCAAATGTTTATGGAAATGGATAAGATTTTAATTGAAAGACCCGAACTAAAAAAGCTTATAAGCAATAAAGGATTCTTTGATTTATTGAAGTCTAGAAATATCAACGATGACGATATAAGAGAAATTGCTTTTATCGAAATGGTTATGAATGTTTCACAGTTATCTTATTTTCAATTTGAGAATGATCTCAATAATTCGGGCTTGAACTGGCTAAAAGAATTGTTAGAAAATGAGTCTATTAAGAAATATTGGCGTAGTTCACATAGATGTCGATATAGACAAGAATTTGAAAAATTCATAGATAATTACTACGAAAAAGCATTTAATAGCTGAAAATAACATCTTCATTTTTCTTTATTTACATTTTATCCGCTCAACCTCGTCAAGAGGGGGGCGGTTTTTTTATTTTTTAACGCGATACACGAAACCCACCTCACCCTGTTTTTACACGCGCGAGCAATTTTTGAAATGAGGGGGTGCTCGTTGGGGGTGAGCTTTTCTTCTCGAACTTCCGCGCTACCAAATACTTGCGATCTTTTCATATATGCAAAAACGCATATAAAAATGAGTGATTTAGACGATATAAAAGAAAAGATTCGCGCCGCGATGAACTCGCAAGGAACATACACATCTGATTTGGATTTGTGTATAACTCTTTGCGCAGGTTCTTACATTGCGTTTAAGATCGCTCTCAATGACATAGCAAAGAAGAAACGTTCGTTTGTTACGGAAGTTTCTCGCGAAGGAAATAAGAAGCTCGTGGCGCATCCGGCTTTCAAAGTTTTATTTGATGCGCTCGAAGTTACTCGTAAGCAGTTGCGGGAACTTGGCTTGACACTACAAACTTTGTCCGCGTCTGACGATGACGAGGTGAACGACTTAATAAACGAGGTAGATAAGATAGATCGCGATGGAGAAGGAGACTAGAGACAAACTGATAGAATTAAAGCAGTCGGTTATCTCCGATCTGCAAAACATCGACGTTGATTCGTATAAGCTAGGCAAGGCAGACGAAAGGTTAAACGTGTACATAAAAGGCTGCATTAATAATCCAGACGCGCACAATCTTTATGAGTTACTAGCCGTTCGACGCTTCTTCGTATTCCTCGATAAATACGAATTTCAGATCAAAGAAGTAAAGAAGTTCGTCACGTTCTACGAGCGTTTGAAATTCTCCGGTACAAAGGGAAAGACTAGATACAAACTGACTCCGATACAGGTGTTTCAGTTCTCTAATATTTTAGCGTTTTATAAGCCCGGCACAAACAAACGCTTAATTCGTGAAGCTCTTTTATTCGTCCCGCGTAAATTCAGTAAGACAACAAGTGTAGCGAGTCTTTCGATTAACGATTTGTTGTTCGGTGATGCGAACGCACAAACATATGTAGCCGCAAACTCATACAATCAAGCGAAAGTCTGTTTTGACGAAATACGTAATATTTTAAAGTCTCTCGATCCGAAGTTTAGACACTTCAAAATTAATCGAGAAATCATATATAACCGCATAAAGGGAAAAACCTCTTTTGCCCGTTGCCTTGCCTCTAACCCGGATAAATTAGACGGACTTAACGCAAGCATGGTAATAGTAGACGAGTATTCACAAGCCGATAGCGCCGCGTTGAAGAACGTTTTAACGTCCTCAATGGGTGCACGGCTCAACCCTTTAACCGTAGTAATTACGACCGCCTCTGACAAAGAAACAGCACCGTTTGTGGAGATGCTGAAAATGTATAAAGCGATCCTACGCGGTGAGATCGAAAACGATTCGATATTTGCGCACATTTTTGAACCGGATATAGACGACGAAGAAGGGGACCCGGCGACATGGCGAAAGGTTCAGCCACACATGGGTATAACTGTTTATGAGGATTTTTATATAGACGCCTATCAAAAGGCTTTATACAGTGCGCCGGACGCATTGGAGTTTCGGACGAAGTTACTTAATGTGTTTGCAGTTGATTCGACAACGAAATGGATCGAGGCGAAGCAGATCGAAGAACGATTCAAAGGTATTAGCATAGAGAATATCGGTACTTATCCGCTTACGATGGCGGCGGTTGATTTATCCGTTCGAGACGACTTTTCTACGGTTACCTATAATATCTATTCGAAAGAAGGCGGCTCTTTTCATTCGCATACGGATTACTATTTTCCGAAAGGAGCTTTAAAGGATCATCCGAATCGGGAACTCTACGAAGGTTGGGCGGAAGCAGGGTATTTGATTCTTTGTGATGGCGATATTATCGACTATCAGCAAATAGTAAACGATATATTATCACGGGCGAAGTATTTGCAAATTATGGGTATTGGTTATGACCCTTATAAATCGGCTGAATTTGTGAATCTACTTTCTTATTCGGTCGGTAGTGCAAGCGAATATATTAAGCCTGTCAAACAGACATACGGGACGTTTACGAGTCCGATAGAATCGTTTGAACTTGCCTTATATCGAAATAAACTCACATTCGATCCGAACCCTATTACGCCGTACTGCTTCTCAAATGCAGTGCTAGACGAAGATAGGAATATGAATAAAAAGCCAGTCAAGAAAACGCATAACGCAAAAATTGATTCGACGATAACAAACCTAATGACATTTCATTTATTCAATAATTACACCGAGTAACACGATAAGACTATGGCATTTGAACTTAATTTAAGAATAGGACGCAACAGAGAGGAAAAACGATCTTTACCGTCCGAAGAGGAAAAAATAGTAGAAGTTAGAGATAAAACAGCTAGGGAACAACCAGTTTCGGTAAAGTCTCCCGAACAGGCTATGCGGTTATCGACTGCGTTTAGATGTACCGATATTCTTTCTGGTACTATTGCTTCTCTGCCGCTATACATCAAACGTAAAGAAGATGCCGGAAACTACAAGGTAGATGCCGAAAACGAGTTGCATTATCTGCTTACTAAAAAACCGAATAAGCGCATGAACAGTTACGACTTAATATGCAATGCGATTATTCAAATGGTTAATCGTGGTAATTCATATATCTTTATCAAGAGAATGTTCGGAGATACGGCAGAATTAATACTTTGCTCAAATAACTCTGTTACATACGATATATACAGAGACGAATATACTATTTGTGATGTAATAAATAGGATATACGGTACTTATCCGGCTGAAAGTATTATCCATCTGAAAAATAAGAGTCTCGATGGTGGGTATACAGGTGTTAGCACGATCACGTATGCAAGCACGGTTCTTTCGGTTTCTGCTAGTGCTGATAATCAGAGTTTGCGTACTTTTCAGAATGGGAGTAAGATTAAAGGTATTATTTCTGGTGTCAAAGGTGGGGGAAAGGGACTTTCTTCTGTTGGCGATAAACAGACTTCCGACGTAGCGGACCGAGTGGAAAAAGACTTTAATAACGGGAGGGATATAACTTCCGTGAGCGAGGACATGACTTTTACACAACTTTCAATAACTCCGGCTGACGCTCAGCTACTAGAAACTAAAAAGTTTTCCGTATTTGATATTTGCCGTTTTTATGGTGTTCACCCAGACAAGGTATTTGCCGGACAATCTACCAATTACAAGGCTTCCGAAATGAGTCAAGTCGCGTTCTTGTCTGACACACTCGATCCTATATTGTGTCGGATCGAGGCTGAATTTAACGCAAAGTTGATACCTAGAACTGTTTCTGGTATCTATAAAATAGAATTTGACCGTAAAGCCTTGTATAAAACAGATATAGCCACACAAACGGCTTGTATGGAGAAGGAGATACAATACGGCGTGTCAACGGTGAACGAATGGCGTGTATGCCGTGAAGATAAAGCGCCTATAAATGGCGGTGACATTGCGTTTATGTCCTGTAATGTTGCTCCGATTGACTCTCCTAAGATTAAAGGTGAGATTAGTAGCGAAAAAGATGAGCTACCAAAAACAAACGAAAAAACATAGAGTAAAAAGCAATGGAAATAAGGAGTTTTACAGAGCTAGGCGCACCCAAATTATCGGAGGGTAGAATTATTGAGGGGTACGCTGTTGTTTTTGGGAAAGAAAGTCGTGTGATGTATGACGAGGAAAGGAAACGCTTTTTTATTGAGGTTATCGAACATGGTGCAGCAACCGAAGAACTTATAACCCGATGCGATATAAAGGCGGTACTAGAACACGATAAACGTAGGCTTTTGGCTAGATGCCGTTACGGTTCGGGATCACTCGAATTAAATTTTGATGAATATGGTTTAAAGTACCGATTCGAGGCTCCATGTACTAGCGACGGGAATTTTGCTTATGAAATGATAAAACGGGGAGACATATTCGGATCGTCTTTCGCTTATTATACTGATGATAAGGATAAAAGTAAAGTTTCATATACAATGAAAGATGGGATGCTGTTGCGTACAGTGCATAAGATTGATTATATATCTGATATTTCTCCTGTTTCAGACCCTGCCTTTTTTGGTACAGATGTAACAGTTAGAAGCCTTGAAAATATAGAACAGCTTCTTAATGGTGACACAAATAGTGATTATTTATCCGAAATAGAAAACTTAGAAAAATTTATTTGACATGACAAAACTAGAAGAAGTAGCTCTGCTTAAAGAGCAAATGAGAAATCTGTTATCACAAGCAAAAACAGAAAAAAGAAGTCTGACAGACGAAGAGCAGACTAAATTCAACGAGTTAATGACTCGTAAAAATCAGATCGTTATTGACGAGACTCTTAGAAGTCTGGAAAGTAGCAAATCTGCAATTTTGCCGGAAAACAAAAGAGCTATCTTTGCAAAGGCTTTATATGACGTTTGTAATCATCGTTCTTTGGAAGAATACGGGAATTTTGCTGATGCAAAGGGGCTTAATTTCTCTATGCGTGCGGAGGGTGATCCTGTGAGAACAAGTTCAACCGATGCCGCTCCGATGATCCCGACAACAATCGGTGATATTATCGAACCGCTTGAAAAGGGGCTTATCATTAATAAGTTGGGTATTAAGATGCAATACGGCTTGATTGGCGAATTGATGTTTCCGACATTGGCGGCTGTAGAAGCTACAATTGAAGGCGAGAACACCAAAATAAATCCGACAAAACTGGATATTGGTAATTTAAAGGCGCATCCGTGGCGTTTGGGTATTTCTATCCCATTGTCTAACGACGCAATTGATCAGACAAACGATGCTTTGTTTGATGTCACCGTTAAACAATTGTCTTTGTCAACTGCTCGTACATTGAATAAGATTATGTTTGCCGGAGAAAAGCAGGGACTTGCCTCAAAAGGTGTGTTTGTGAAAGATTCTCCGACAGTGGAGTATGAAGTTGCTCCCACATTCGAGGACGTTGTAGCGCTAGAAACCGCAGTAATGGATGAAAACGTAGATGTTACTGACGGAACGGCAGCATATATTTGCAGTCCGAAAATGTGCGGTAAATTAAAAACTACACGCATTGAAAAAGGTTCTCCCGAAATGGTTCTTAAAGACGGGATGATGAATGGCTATCCGGTGTACATGACTAATTACATGGGTGCGGATGAACTCGGCTTCGGTGTCTTTTCGAACGTTGGTATCGGTCAATGGGGAAAAATTCGAATGACTATTGACGATGTGACTCTAGCAGACACTAACGAAACGAAGTTTACGCTAAACTCAAAGTATGACATTGTTGTAGCTCGCCCAGAGGCATTCGCAATCGCGAAGAAGAAAGCGGTTGCAAAAGCTGCAAAAGCATAACACACTACTAACTACTTAAAAACGAAAAGGCTTTGGCTTCATAGCCTTAGCCTTTTTTCATACTTATAATTATGCCACAATACGTAACACTCGAAGAACTCAAACAACATTTAAATGTTGATTTTGATACGGACGATACATATATAACCGAACTTATTGAACCTGTTCAACTTGTAATAGAGGCGTATTTAAACGCTCCGTTGGAAGGTTTTGTAAAGGATGGAAAAATAGACCGTCGTATCTGGCACGCGATCCGCATACTTATAGCTAATTACTACGCAAATCGCGAATCGGTAACATTTGCTACTCCGCAAGTTATTCCGGGACATGTAGAACTATTGTTGCAACCTTTAAAACGGTACACATAATGCAAGCGGGGTTATTAAACGAAATGATCGCTTTTTACCGTAGCGAGTCAAAACGCGATAACTTGGGCGGTACATCTGAAAGTTGGGTGAAAGTATTCGATAAGCGTGCGTATATCCGTTTTAAGTCTGGTGCACGAAAGGAGGCTAACGGCGAAATCTATAATACGACCGTAAATACGATAATGATCCGTATTTGTAAAGAGATTAACGCTAAAATGCGGATCGAATACGACGGGCAGAAATATAAGATTTTATCTATCAATCACGACCGGAAGCAACAGGCAACGGTTATAGAAGCGGAGGTAATCAATGAGTAATGACAACTACACCGGACGGAACTTATATCGCGTCGAAGTGGACGCGAAAAAGGTAAACGAATTGCTAGACCGTTTAAATGACGATGAAGCAAAGAAAGCGATCAAATCGGCATTAAGAAAATCTATTCTTATCATCCGTAAACAGGCGCAAGAGAATTTAGTTTCTGCCGTTACGGATGCGGAGTTTGGGAGTACTAAAAATAGCGTGTCTTTTAAACCGCTAAAGAACGAAATAAACATAGCTGTTTACCGTAATGCGTCCGGTGCGCGTGTTGATCTATTAGACCGGAGAAAAAAAGGATCGCGCGCTTATATGCTAAAATGGTTCGAATCTGGAACGAAGGAACGATTTACGAAAGAATCTAGTACTAGAAGTTTCTGGACTAATAAAAAGCGCGTTACCAAAAAAGCAGCTTATAGAGGTACTATAAATGCTTCTCACTTCTTTTCCAACGCGGTTAAATCGAAACAGAAGGAAGCGGAAAACTCACTAGAGAAAAATATTATTGATTCTATAATGAAAGTAGTAAATAAAAAGAAATGAGTTTATCAATAGGCGCACACGTATATAAGAGACTAAGCGATTCTACGGAGTTGGCAAAGTTGGTTACTGATAAAATCTATGCGATCTCAACCAAAACGGAAACATCTTTTCCGTTCGTAATCTACAAACGTAGCTCTCTAGTACCGGAGTATACAAAAGATCGTTACGGGACCGGGGATGCTGTTTCGGTTGAGGTCGTTGTAGCTAGCGACAATTATCTGAACTCTATTACTATCGCGGAAGAAGTGCGCAAGGCATTAGAGAATAAGCGAGGAAGCTACGACAGTTTCGATGTGATCGACGCAAAGTTAATGAGTGCAGACGAAGATTTTATTGAAGATACTTTCATTCAACGTCTCGTATTTTTTTTTAAAACAGAATAACTAACAAATAAAACACGATTAAAATTATGAGTAAAGCAAAAGCAGTATTAGGAAAAGACCTAATGTTATTTGTAGAGGCTAAGGCGCTAGCTTTGGCGACTTCCTGCAAATTAGGTTTGTCGGCTGAAACTATCGACACGCAAAGTAAAGATTCTGGCATTTGGACGGAAAAGGACATTAAAAAATTATCTTGGAACGCTTCGAGTGATAACTTGTTTAGTGCTGACGCTGATGCGAATAGCTACGATAAGTTGTTTGCCTTGTTCATTGAGCATAAACCTATTACACTGAATTTTGGAGTTATAGCTAATGCGAATGAAAACGAAATGCCCGTAGCAGGGTGGACGCTTTCACCCGGTTCCTATACTGGAAAGGCTGTAATAACTTCTTTAGAAGCGAACGCGCCGGATGGAGATAAAGCGACTTTTTCAATTAGCTTTGAAGGTACGGGACCGCTTAAAAAAGAAACTGCCGTACCCGCTAGTAAGTAATCATGGGCGGCAAAACGCCGCCCTCTAAACGACTATTCAATGAAAACAATATCAATTAACGGAAAGGACTTCGTCTTAAAATACTCGCTTCGAGCATTTTTTATCTTTGAAAATCTATCCGGCTATCCGTTCCAATTCGGTAAAATGATAGACGAATTTCTTTTGTTTTATTCGTTCCTACTTGCAAATAACGAATCGTTCACAATGGAATTTGACGAGTTTATAGATTCGTGCGAAAGCGATCTGACATTATTCAATCAGTTTAAAACACTTCTTTTGGATGAGATCAAACTACGTTCGCAATCGGCAGGAAATGACGTAAAAAAAAAGAAGGTGACGACGCGGAAGAAAAAGCAGTAAGTATCCGCGAACTCTATTCGCGTGTTGTCGGAGAGGGCGGGATCGCTCCCGATTACTTCCTCGATAAAATGAGCTTTATCGAGGTCGAATCGTTTCTAGACGGATTGAATCGACGCAATCGCGAGTCATGGGAGCAAACTAGATTGCTAGGCTACATTATAGCACAATCGAATAGCACAAAGACACTAAAGCAAACCGACATACTCCGCTTCCCGTGGGATGAAGAAGAGAAGAAAGATACTAGCGTAACTAACGAGGATATGAAACGGCTTAGAGCTAAAGCGAAAGCATTTGAATCACAATTAAACACGAATAAAGATGTCTGATATAGTAACACGACTATTACTTAAAACGAATGACTTCGACGCGAATTTGGAAAAGTCAAAAGGTAGTGTAAATCGCTTTCAGGGTGATATTAGCAATATGGCTAAATCTGCCGGGGCTGGAATAGCTAAATTTGCTGCTGGAGTGGGACTAGCCATGGGGGCGGGTGAGTCTTTCATGAAAGTAATTCGTTCCACTCAATCAACCAGTGATGAATTTGATAATACTCTAAATGCTTGCAAAGGAACTGTTGATATATTCTTTCAATCATTATCGTCTGGAAGTTTCGAAGCTTTTAATAATGGTATATTAAGCACCATCTCTAATATGAAGAATCTATCTGCCTTGCGTGATTCATTAGCCGATGCTAAGTTATCTATGGGATTTAATAACAAGGTGTTTGAAGCTGAGTTTACCAAATTTGAATCAATAATTAGAGATACTACAAAAAGTCGTAAAGAACGCGAAAGCGCTTTTAAAAGTCTCCAATCTTTAAAAGATAATTTTAAAGTAGATGTAGACGATACGTTATCAGGTGCCGAAAAAGAATTGATACAATCTTTGAATACTAGAACAGGACGCAAAGATTTCAATATTGATGATATACATAAATATATATCTATTAATAATAATGACTTTTCAACAAGAAGGGAGAAAAGTGCTCTTACTGCTTATCAAAAGCAACTATCAGAGTATGATAAGCAAATGAATCTAATGCGAGGCAAAATCAACTCCACAAAAGGTGATACTAATGAATTTACCGGAGAAACTAAAATGCAAATGCGGCAAAAACTTCAAGATTTAGAAACACAAAAAAGAATATTTATTCAGCAGAACGCAGAACTCGAAAAGCAGAATTTTCTCAATCAGGACAATGATGCTAATCGAATAGAAATGACAAAAAATTACGAGTATACGTATGATCTAAAGAAACGTATGTACGATTTCGATAAACGTACTTTAGAGCTACAAAATAGTTTAAAAGGTTCAACTCCTAAAGAAACTCCCAAAGTAGATTCCATTGCGTGGTATGATACTAAAATCTCAGAGTTAAATAAAAAACTTATTTCCGAGACTGATGTACAAATAAAATCGACAATTAAAGCTACTATCAACGAACTAGAACGAAAAAAAATAAAATTGCAAATAGAGGAAAGCGGCAATAGTATTGAAGCGATAAATATTCAGTTGGCAGCACAAAACAAAAAACTGATTGCTGAAACCGACATGCAAGCGCGTGCAACGATTCAAGCAACGATAAACGAGCTAGAACAAAAGAAGGTCAAACTCAAATTTGTAGTCGATCAGGAGGCGTTCAAAATTGCTCACGGCGAAATGAAAGACGGCGCCTTGCCGATTCCTATAAAGCCTACATACGATAAAGTTCCGACACATGGGAAGACTGGAAAAGATTTTAAGTTACCTAAGCATGATCCACTCTTTAAAAAAGAAGATATAGACTTGAATCAAGAGTATGCCGAATCGCTTGCAAATATTAGTGGAGTCGTTGGGAGTATGTCGGGTCTATTCGATGATAATACGGCTTCCGTCCTGCAATGGGGAGTTAGTTTCCTGTCAACTGTCGGGCAAGCTATTCCGAAGATACTTGAAATGGCGGGTGCAAATGAGGTAGAAGCGGAAACGGCGCGTAAAAGTGCAATCGCGAATATGTCGGCAGCAGGGGGTGAGGTTTTAAAAGCTCACGCAGGAATCCCCTTTGTCGGTATTGCTCTAGGTTTGGCGGGTGTTGCTGCTATTATTGCCGCTATGTCAAGTATGCCGAAGTATGCAACGGGTGGTATTGTTCCGGGCACATCGTTTACAGGTGATAAGGTTCCGGCTTTATTGAATAGCGGCGAAATGATATTGAACGGATCGCAGCAAAGTAACCTGTTTCGTATGCTTAATTCAGGTTTATACGGTTCGCTATCGCAGAAAATTACACCGAGTGGAAACGATGATATTCGCTTATATAGCGATGTTGAAATAAAAGGAGATCGCATATTTTTAGCATTACATAATCACATCAAGAAAACTGGTAAAAGACTATGGTAAACTACGGTACAATATACACACTTCCTTTCAAATCTCGAAAGGAAGTTTCTTATTTGATTGAAATACAAAAGGAAAACTATACGGGCGATTCTGTTGAGTTGGTCGGTAGTGGTAGCTCTCCTTTCTCTGTTTCGATTGAGGACGAAGATTTCTTGTATGTTCCTACTCGATTCTCAAAAGCGGTGATTCGTGTTGTGGGTGGTGATTATTTGCAAAGTTTATATTCTACCGGGTATCAACAGTATAGGGTGAATTTTAAACGTGAAAATGACATCGTTTGGACGGGATTTGTAAAACCGGAACTTTATACGCAGGATTATACATCTACCAAATTCGAGCTAGAAATAGACTGTATTTCTGCAATGGGTACGCTAGAATATATCAATTATAAACAGGGTAGGAGTGATACTAGAAGTTTTATAAGCATCTGGGAGTTATTAAAAATGTTCATATCTGAGTCTCGCGGGTGTTATTCCTCCGTCTTTATTCCTCATGTGTACGCTAAAGATCAATCTAGTTATAATAAAGAATCAAACATATTAAAGGAGTTAACGATCAGCGAACAAAACTTCTTTGACGAGGACGACAAGGCGATGACATTAAAAGAGGTTTTAGAAGAAACTTGCAAGTTTTTGAATTGGACCTGTGTAGATTGGTTGGGAAATTTATATTTTGTTGATGTAGACCACAAAGGAACATATCACGAGTATAATCTTGATATGACATCTTTTACTCAGCAGTCCCCTAACCGATTCAAAGTTTCCGAGATTGGTTTTGCGGGTTCAGAGCACTTCCTTGATATTCTTCCCGGTTATAACAAAGCGACAATAAAGTGTAGTAATTATTGTTACAATGATATTATATCGGAGGAAGAATTTAAGAAGTTGAGTACGTTTGCTGAAAGGAAAACCTATAATTATAAACAGTATTATGAAACAAGGCAGTATCTAAAGAGCAAGGTGTTTAAACTCCCACGCTATGAGAATCTCAATGATAATAAGCCTTATTGTAATTTAGTAGACGAGAGCGTAACCAATGTGTACATAGACGAACCTACACGATATTTTCTAGGCGGTTATTGTGCTAAGAGGTGCGAGTACGAAGTGAATGACGGCAAACCAAATATCTCTGATTATAATTGGGAATATCTTTATCAGTTTAAATTAGTATCGGATTACAACTACACGTATCCGAGCACTGTTCCGCCCACAGGTGACGAACAAGAGGACCCAGATTGGAAGCCACCAATGATAACGGTTCCCAAACAATTAGGAACCGGATCGCCTCTATTGAAATTTAAAGATAATAAGCCAATTAAGTACTTTGATGGAGCTTTCGGTATCAGTATGTCATATAGTCATCCATTGAATGCTAGTAATATGACATCGTATGAGAAATATAATTCTGGTGGTGTCTTTGGCACGGAGATAGCATGTAGATTAATTGTAGGTGACTACTACTACACTAATAATGGTTGGGTTAAATCCACTACAAAACCGACGGGACTAGATTTGACTTTTGATTTGGACTTTAAATTAAAGAAGCCGGATGAATGGGTAAAAAACGAAAATACTAAAACTCTAAGTATGCCCTACGAAGGTTTGGTCGGATACGTGATCGAGATTCCGAACAATATTAATCTGTTCGGACAATTAGAATTTGAAATTTTAAAAAAGGTATGGCTCCCGGGAGGAGTGTCCGGATATGGCTTTTTCTTAAAAGATATAAAAATAGATTTTAAAAAGAAGGTCATAGATAATAATAACATCGAAGAGAATAATTCGGATCGGATTTATGAGAATGTAGTGAATGAAAGCTATATTAATCCTCTTGATGAAATAGAATTTAAAATATCAAGTTACAATAATGACGGAGCGTGTTACAGTAAGGTAATGTTAGGGAGTGACTATTTAAGGGATAATCTTTATTCATCCATCGAAAACGCTTTAGTACGTCCAGAAGAACAACTAATAAGAAGGATAATTAACCAATACGGAGCTACCAAAATAAAGCTAACACAGGTATTAAAGAATAGCGAATCTATTACACCTATATCTGTGATTTCAGACAATTATATGAATGGGAAAAACTTCATCGTTACAGGTGGTGAAATAGACTTTGCGGCAGAACAGTTCACCTGTAAAATGATACAAACTAATGGCTATACAAATAAAGAATAAGGCTATCCCTGCATTGCCACGATCAAAGAACTATCCCGTCGGGACTACTATATTTAATTCCGGCGGTGGTTCTCAATCTTCTTCTAGTTCCGGTCCTGTTTCCGATACGGGATTAACAAAAGAAATTCGTGTCAATGCGCCTCAGACCGGGCACATATCACCGGGCGCTATCTTTAAGCAGGGTACGGGGTATGAGCAAATATTTCGCAAAATGCTATATAAACCTGTTCCTGCTACACTTGTAGGCAAGCTGTCGACAGCAAACGATGTAGAATACGGATCGGCAAAGGGTATACTTACTTATACGGCAACACGCAACGATAACGGCGCTATGATTAAATCGTATTATGATGACAACGAAGAGAATGTACTAGAGTTCTCTTCGGAAGTCAATGCTGCACAAACAGCAATACGTCGTCTTACAGGGAATTATACGAAGGGAGAAACCTACACCGCTACGGCTGTTTTTGCCGCGAGTGATGATTTGGACGAAATAACTTTGAATAGTAAGATTAGTGTTAATGTACTCCGTAAATGGTTTGCGGGTGTATGCAGCTCTATTCCTTCTAATTCATTGGAAGTTCGTTCGTTACTATCCAATGGCTTGTATAAGGGTGCAGGGATATATAAATTTCCTGTAGGACAGTGGAAAATGTTTGTGATCTGTATTCCGGCTGATACGATAAAAGAACTAACATTGACATCTTATCCGGGTAATTTTATAGAGGATACAGGCGTTTGTACTGGACCTTCCGAGATCAAGGTAGAAGGAGCAAACGGTAGTGAAGCGATTACATATAAGATGTGGGTTATAAAATCTGTTATGACAAATGACGCTGATACATTTACTTTTAAGACTATATGACAATGAATAAAGATAATTTAGTTAATGTCCTGTTATCCGGTTTAGCATCTTTAAATATACCGGGTGCTAGTCTGGCGATCCAATATCGGAGGACATCGGATCGTCCCATCGATGCAACTGATACTTGGAACAGTATGGAAGATGCGTTAAGATATGCACGTAACACAGATGCAGAGGCTTATGTACCCTATTTTGGTCAGGCAATATCGGTAAAAGGCGATAAGAGTTTATATCTTTTGGTTGAAGATGAAACGATCTCTAAAGAGGATGGCAGGAATCATTTTAAACTACACAAGGTATCTACGGAAGAAGTCGCGGATGCAAAGTATTTAAGTAAAGTTGTAGAAGATACTGCCGAAAAATTAATTCACTTTAAAGGTGGGATTGATGTTATAGGGACTTTGACAGCTTGTATCGCAAAGTTTTCCGGTGATATTTCCTCTGCTAATTATGCGTCTAAGTTGCTAGGATGGATAATCAAGGCTTCCGGTGATGCAGAGTTTAAATCGCTTCGTGTTAATGAATTTTTAGAGGCTGACGAACTAAGATATAACCGTGTGTCTGTTATAGCCGGGGAAGAATGGAACGCGCCGGGCGGCGGTATCATTGAATCGATTGATACGACTAACAAGATCATTACTCTTAAACTAGAACCGGGCGAATTGGCAAGCTTAGCGGTTGATGATATTTGCAAAGGTATATTCAATAACAAATCGGGCTTTCTGACAGCTTATTTTCGTATAACCGAAAAACTAAGCGATTCGACTTTTAAATATGTACTTCGAAGTGGCTTCTCTTATCATCCTACTAAGTTGATGCACTTCGTAGCGTATGGTAACTTCACGAATGCGGATCGGCAGAAGTCTAGCTACTCAACGCAAAGTTATTCCCGTTATCTTGTAGGTGTGAATAATTGGGAGATTACAAAAGACATGATCGCGATGCAATTAGGCGACTTGTCTAATTTGAAACTATTCGGTATTGATATGACCGGACATAGTGCGTATTTACGCAATATCTACATGACCGGAACTATCAAACAATTATCTAACGATGGGATAACCGAAGTTCCTGTACCCGCTTTTAAGGGCATTTGGACATCTGGTACATATTGGTATTATGATGAAGTAACACACAATGGTAGTACATGGATATGTATTGCGGACAAGACAGTTCAAGAACCGTCAGACACTTCTACGGATTGGCTTAAATATGCTTCTAAGGGAGAGACAGGTGTGAAAGGCGACAAGGGCGACAAGGGAGACAAAGGGGATAAGGGTGCAACAGGTGCGACAGGTCCTAAAGGTGATACAGGTCCTACCGGATCGCAAGGTATTCCCGGCACATCACAGTTCTTCCATGTGAAGTACTCTGCCAACTCGAACGGTAATCCGATGTCTGATACTCCGAACACTTATATCGGAACTGCTGTAACAACTAGTTCGACCGCTCCGACCGGGTACGCTTCGTACAAGTGGGTGCAGTTGAAAGGATCGCAGGGACCCAAAGGAGATCAAGGTATCAAAGGACCGACCGGAGCGGACGGTA